CAAAGAAATTAAATAAACCATCAAAAAAGATTTTTGATTTAGCTCTTGCTGCTATACGTAGAAATAATATTACAGATAAGAAAGAGAAAGATGAATATGTTGATGATGTTGCTGGCGTATCTCTTACTCCTAAAGAAGTCGAGCTAGTTAAAAAAGCTATTAAGCTTGAATCAGTTGAAGAAATGTTTTCTACACGTAGCATTGGTTTGAAAGGTGCTAGTAAGAGATCACGCGAAAGAGGTCGTAAAGCTAAAGAAATGCCACCTATGAAAGGTGCTAAATTAGGTAAAGCATATCCTGTATTAGATGCTGGAACTCAAAGAAAAGTTAAAGCTATTGCGAAGAAGCATTCTGGTGATATGGAAAGAGCTTTAAAAGATATTGAAAAGCTTAAAAAAGGTTTAGGCGATAATCCAGATGTAATGGATATTCTTAGAAAGGCTAATGAAACATATGACTATGGTTCTGATAAAGCTGTGAAAGCTGCAAAGAAGAAAACACCTGGTCAAAAAAATGAAGGTGTTGATGTAGATCGCAGAACAAAAGGTTTCAAAGAAGCTATGAAAAGAGCTGAAGCTGCCAAGAAAAAACGTGAAGCATATAAAAAGAAAAAGGAAGCAAAGAAAGATCAAGATGAACTTGATGCACGTTACGATTATGATGGCGAAGTAGATACTGTTTTAGCAGCTGCAAATTCGGTTATGCTTGGTAAAAAATTACCTGAAGATGCTGCAGCAAATTCTGTTGCAAGTGGTAATGTAGATATGACACCACACGTAAAGAAAAAGAAAAAGAAAGAGTTAATGGCTCGTAGGAACTACTAATGAAAAGTTTTAAGATGTTTGAGAGTGATGCATATCACTCGGGACTATCTAAATCAAGTAAAGCAAAGAGGCAAGCTCAATTTAAAAAGCAAGCCAAGATGGATGACGATGATCCAAATGCATATAAGCCAGCAGTAGGAGATAAAACTGCAAAGACTCGTATGTCTACACATACAGCAAAGATGCGTAAGATGTATCCTGATGTATATGAAGGTAAGGCTGATGTGTCATTAAAAAAGAAAGCTAAAGCATCTGGTATGCCACTTGGCGTTTTAAGACAAGTTTATAATCGTGGTGTTGCTGCATGGAAGACTGGTCATAGACCTGGAACAACACCTGAACAATGGGGCCATGCGAGAGTTAATTCATTTGTAACAAAATCTAAAGGTACTTGGGGTGGGGCCGATAAAGATTTAGCAGCTAAGGTATAAGTATGAAATCATTTAAAGCATTCGAAAATAAAGATGAGTTTACACCTCATATGATGTATGACCCTAAAACAAAGAAGGGTTATAAAGCAAAAACATATGACGATCATATGAGAATGAAAAAGATGGGTTATGTGCATGACTTAGATGAATTAAGTCCAGCCGCAATGAAGAGACGTAAAAGAATGCAGGCTCATTTAGCAAAAACTATGAAAAAATATGGTGATGCTGCTAAAATGGGCATACCAGCAGCTCAAGTTAATCAAAGACGGAACGCCCCGACGAGAAAAAAATCAAGTTAGCCCTTGCCTTTTTAATTATGGCAGTATCAATACCAGCTCAAACAACGATCAACGTAGTTGCGGATACGTCCGATTACTCAGCTAAATCCAATTTAAAAGAACGTACTGGTTCATTCTTGGTCCAGGCAACACAACTAGTATATGACGATATACGAAGATTCCAAACATCATCTCAAGGATATTTCACTCAAGCAGAACTTGATGATTTTAAATATCATGCGTTTGAAGGTAATGTATTATGGTTTATGGATGAGTTAGTTGGTATAGAATCAGATTGGAAAAAGGATGCAGCGGCAAGTAGTACTACAGCATATGGTTATGTACAGTTTACGGTTGACTCTGTAGAAACCGCAGTGAATAGATACATTGGCCATTTAGATAGATTTAATGCAAGGAAAGATGTAAGAACATGGAAACCATATAGTCGTCCATTAGGAACTATTGCTACACCATTCTTTATATCTAACCTAAAACAAAAAATAGATAATGGTACATATCATCATGAGACTGATTTAGATGCATTAACGTATGACCAGCAATTAGCGTTAGCATTCGTACATTTACATAGTAAAAAATCTAAAGACTCTAATTTTAGACTGTTATCCTTTGGTGATGTAACAGCAGCAAAAGATTTATATACAAATAATCACCATACAAATCCAGACCAAGCAACATTGAATAGATTGACTGGATTTTTTAAAGTACATTATAGAACCGCCGAAGAGACAGAGATTCAGCTTAAAGATATACTTCCTGGTGCGCTTTTAGCAGATTCGCTTTTAAAAGAACTAGAAAAATCACGATATAGTGGACTAATTGACACTATCAAAGCGCGGTTTGGGTGGTAGGTTTTATATAAATAAGTCTATATAACAAGGAAACATCATGGCAAAACCTAATTCAAGATCGACATTGCAAGATTACTGCTTAAGAAATTTAGGCGCACCTGTAATCGAAATCAATGTGGATGAAGACCAAATTGAAGATCGTACTGACGATGCATTACAATTCTATCAAGAATATCATTCTGATGCTGTAATTCGTGAATATATCAAGCATGAACTTACTGCAACTGATATAACGAATAGTTACATCACTGTTTCTGATTCTGTCACATCAGTTGTGCGTATGTTAAAAATTACAGGTACTACCGGTTCTGCATTATTTGATATGGGTTATCATATGCGTATGAATGATATATTCATGTTGCAAGGTTTAGGTACCCAAATGCAAGAATACATCCAAGGGCAACAGAAATTATCTTTAGTTGACCATAGATTGAATAGTGAAGAGCATATAAGATTTAGTAGACATATGAATAGAGTTCATATGGATCAGGGTTTTGGTGATCTAAAAGCTGGTGAGTTTATTGTATTAGAAGTATTTACTATTATAGGTCCAGATAGTTATACAGATGTATATAACGATCACTATTTAAAGAAATATCTTACTGCATTAATTAAGCGTCAATGGGGTGCAAACTTAATGAAGTTTGAAGGTTTCCAATTGCCAGGTGGAATAACAATGAATGGACGTCAAATTTATGAAGACGCTATCGAGGAAATTCAGGGGTTAGAAGAAGAAGCTAGGCTAATTTGGGCCATGCCAGATAACTTTTTAATGGGGTAATTAATGGCTACATCAGTATATTTTTCAGGTGCTGTAAAATCTGAACAGGATCTGTATGAAGATCTTGTAACAGAAAGTATTAAAATATTTGGGCAAGACGTGGTATATATTCCACGTACTCGTATATCGGAAGATGCTTTACTTAATGAAGAGTGGAGTGAGTACACCGCTGCATATCCAATAGAAATGTATTTAGAAAACGCTGAAGGTTTTGAAGGCGATGGTAATCTATTAGGTAAATTTGGTTTAGAGATTCGTGACCAAGCAGATTTTGTAGTAACAAAGAGGCGATGGGATTCTGTTGTGGGTGTGAATGTAAATGATGACAGTGTAGGTTATTCTAGAAAGGGTAAACCTGCTGAAGGTGATCTCATTTATATGACAATGACACAAAGATTATTTGAGATTAAATATGTAGAACCTAAAAATCCATTCTATCAATTAGCAGATCTTCCAAGCTATACACTTACTGCTGAATTATTTGAATATAACGATCAGCATTTTGATACTGGTTGGGATGAGATTGATAAGATTGAATGGGATAATGCTACATCATATAGTTATGTTCTTACTTCAAGTTCAAATTCATATACTCTTGGCGAAAAAGTTACACAATGGACTGGATCAAATGATGGAAGTAGCAATCCTATTAATGTTGAAGGTTATGTCGCAGGTTGGGATGGCGATAACAACAGAATAACAATTATATCTCCACATCAAAGTACAAATGGCGATGGTACATTTATGCAATTCTCTGTACAAGCTGCATCAAATAGAAAACTTGTAGGTACTGAATCTGGTACATCGTTAAATATTGTAACAGATGAAACTACAACAATAACACAATACAACCAAGATGTATTTGCTGATAATGATGAATTCGAATTGGCTGGTGATGCTGTTATAGACTTTACAGAATCTAACCCGTTTGGTGATCCATAATGTTTGAAAATCATTTTTATAACGAATCAACACGTAGAATGGTATCTGTATTCGGATCTATCTTTAATGACATGGAAGTTGTAAAGAAAGATTCTAGTGGTAAGATACTTAGAGAAATTAAAGTACCTCTTGGTTATGCGCCGAGAAGTAAAGTACTTGCACGTTTAAACGAACAAACAAGTGATCCGAAGCTAGCAATTAAATTGCCAAGGTTATCATTTGAAATATCTTCTATGGATTATGACCCAAATGCACGTGTATCTAAACACAAGAATTACAAAAAGGTTGTAACAGGAGATACATTACAACTACATAAACTAGGCGCACCCGCTGTTTATAAAGTTGGATTTGAATTAAATATTATGGCGGCAACTCAAGATGAAGCTCTGCAATTATTAGAACAGATACTTCCAATGTTCCAGCCAGAATATACAGTAACAATAAAAGATATTCCAAGTATGGATATTACAACAGACACTCCTATTATTTTAGAGAGTGTTGCCTTAAATGATGATTATGAGGGTGATTTAATTACGAGGAGAGCTATTATATACACGTTAACTTTCTCAACTCGTATTCGTTATTATAGAGGTCTTGGTAAGAGCAAACAAATTCTCACTACGGAAGTTGATTATTCAGAGAATCCTGATCCTACTACTCATAAATTTGAGCAACAAAAGATAGTAGGTACTACAACAAGTGATGGAGCTGGAGGTTTTAAAGAACCATACACTGAAACGATTAACTTTTTTGATGTAGAAGATTAAGGAGAATACAATGTTTAGATTTAATGCACGATTAGTAAAAGTTGTTGATGGAGATACCATCGATGCAGATATAGAATTAGGTTTTTCTGTATTCATGAGGGATAGAATCCGTTTAATGGGTATAGATACACCTGAGAGTAGGACAAGAAATTTAGCAGAGAAATCATGGGGACTCGCTGCTAAGCATAGATTAATTGAATTATTGGCAGAAGCTGATGGCCATTTTACTCTAGTAACCGAAGATATGGAGAAAGGTAAATTCGGAAGAGTACTTGGTACGATTGAGGTTAATGGCAAAGATGCTAACCAAAGTCTTATCGAAGAACAATTAGCTATACCATACGAAGGTGGCAATAAAGAAGAAAGCCGCACGAAGCATGGTGTATTAGAATTATGGAATACATATTATGAAAACCCACAGGAACACGACGACGACCATGAGCACGGAGACGAGAATCCAGAAGCGCATATCGACTGGCACCAAAAATAAAGTCGATTCGGACTACGAGAGAGTTCGTAGAGATTTATTTGATTTATCCGAGCAAGGTGACGAAGCTATTGAGCTGATGTTAGAACTTGCTCGTGAATCAGAGCACCCACGTGCATTCGAAGTACTTGGTCAATTAATCAAAAATAACGCTGAGATAGGCGAAAAGATTCTTAAACTCCACAAAAGTAAAAAGGAACAAGATAAAGAAGATGATGTTCCTGCACTTACTCAAGGAGCAACTAACAACAATGTTTTTATTGGCTCAACAGCTGAGCTACAAAAGATGTTACGTGATGAAAAGGTAATAGAAACAGAACCGGACTTATTTGAAAAATGAGAGAAACAAACTACTTAGGCAATCCGAATGTTCGGGGTGCCGATGTAGAACATCCATGGACTAAAGAGGAATTAAAAGAATACGCAAAGTGTTTGAAAGACCCTAAGTATTTCGCACGCAAGTATTGTAAAGTAATCCACCTCGACAAAGGTTTAATACCCTTTGACCTATACCCGTATCAAGAGGAAATGTTTGATACATTTACGGATAATCGTTTTAATATAGTTCTAGCATGCCGCCAGAGTGGTAAATCCATTGGTGTGGTCGCGTATCTTCTATGGTATGCTATATTCTTTGGCGAACAAGTTGTAGGCATACTTGCAAATAAGAATGCTATTGCACGAGAGATGTTAGCACGTATTACACTGATGTTAGAGAATCTACCATTCTTTTTACAACCAGGATGTACTGCACTCAATAAAGGATCTATAGGATTCTCTAATAATAGCAGAATCATCGCAGCAGCAACATCATCAAGCTCTATTCGTGGTATGTCACTTAACCTTGTATACCTCGATGAGTTTGCATTTGTAGAGAATGCTGCAGAATTTTATACATCAACATATCCAGTTATCTCATCTGGTAAAACATCTAAGATTATTATCACATCTACAGCCAATGGCATAGGTAATATGTTCCATAAACTATATGAAGGTGCAATACAAGGTACAAATGAATTTACACCGACTCGAGTAGATTGGTGGGATGTACCAGGAAGAGATCAAGCATGGAAGAAGATGACTATTGAGAATACATCTGAACTTCAGTTTGACCAAGAATTTGGTAATAGTTTTCACGGTACAGGTAATACATTAATTACTGCTGATATATTATTAGCATTGAGAGCCACAAATCCATTAGAAATACAAAATAATGTAAAAATCTTTGACCATCCAGAAGAAGGCCATCATTATCATATGTTTGTTGACGTATCGAGAGGTAGAGGACAAGACTATTCAACATTTACAATTATAGATGTAAGTGTAAACCCATTCGTACAAGTATGTACGTACCGTGATAATATGATTAGTCCATTATTGTTTCCTGATTTAATATACAAATATGCTACACATTATAATGAAGCCTATGTTGTGGTTGAATCGAATGACGCAGGACAAGTTGTATGTAATGGTTTATATTATGACTTAGAATATGAGAACGTATTTGTAGAGTCTATGATTAAAGCGAATGCAATCGGTGTTACAATGACAGCTAAAACTAAACGTATAGGCTGTTCTAATATAAGAGACATCATGCAACAGAAAAAATTACATATAAAAGATGAAGAAACTATAAGAGAAATGAGTACATTTGTAGCAAAAGGTACATCCTATCAGGCAGATCATAACTCATATGATGATCTTATGATGAATTTAGTGATGTTTGGATGGTTTACATCTACTCAATTCTTTGCAGAATCAACAAACGTAGACATGAAACATATGTTATATAAGGAAAAAGTTAAACAATTAGAAGATGAAGTCATACCAGTAGGTGTTATGCCTGAAAGAGAAGAGGGTAACCATCCGTTCGGAGTAGGGTGGGAAACCTATAGATTTAAATAAGTATAAATAAGTATATTGAGAAAAACCTTATTATGATAAATCTTATAATTAACATGAAGGAGTTTAGATGGCTAATCTAGTTTCGCCTGGAGTACAGGTAAAAGAAATCGATTTGACCAATGTCGTTCCGTCAGTATCATCGACTATAGGAGCCATGGCTGGAGCATTCCAGTGGGGTCCTGTTAATGAAGTCCATACTGTAACATCGGAAACAGAATTGGTTGAGAAGTTTGGTAAGCCCAATGCGGACACGTTCGAAAGTGTTCTATCGGCAGCCCAATTTCTGAGCTATGGCAACAATTTAAAGGTAGTCAGAGCTACTGGAACATCAGCACGTAACGCGACAGTGTCAGGTACTGGTATTCTA